TACTTCTTTCGTTGCGTAGTCGATGCAAAACGCGCCGCCCGGGTGTCGGCAACTGATAAGCAAATCGCCAGTGACAGGGTGCACGTCGATTGAATTAGCGTGAAAATAATCGTAGTGCGGGCCAATATTGAAGTACTCGTCGCTGTGCCAATCCCACACAATGGTTTGTCCGTCGGCAGACAGTTCTTGAATATACAGTTCGTTATTGGGCATGTACGTGCCGGTGCAACCGTACGCGTACGTCATCGAGATAAAGTTGCCGCGGCGGCCTTCGGGGCCGGCGATCATGTGCGACTCGTGGCACTCCCAAATAGGCTGCGAGTTTGACGAGTCGTTTTTCATCGTGTAGTTCGTGGCCGTCATCTGATTCAGGCCAAGTTCTACGGCGTATCGAGTAGCATCCCCCCACGTGTGCAGCACCAGTTTGTTCGGCACTGTACAGTGGAGCGAAGAGCCGTTATGCCGGTCGTCGTGGGTGTACCAGACAGGCGTGCCGTTTTCGTTAAACACGATGAAGTAGTTTGCGCCATTACCTTGGGACGGGTTGTACAGATAGTAGCCGGGACGATACCCGGCGGTCTTTGTCTGCACTGTGACCATCGGCAGGTCGGTCGGGATAACCCGAATAAAATACTCCTGCGCGCCGTATGTGACGTGCAGTGCTTTATTGACGTCAATTGAACCGGTTGTGTTAGCGCCGTTGATCGTCAGGCTATAAGCGTCGGTGCCGTTTGTGTCGGAGTAAATGCAGTAGTCTTGAATCGATGGATTAAACGCCGGCATTAAACTGCCGCTGCTGCCATCAATACTGACGTCAAGCGTAGTAATTTGCGCAGAAGCCGAAACCTCAACAAACATGTCAGAGGTCAGCGGCGGTTTTGGCATCAACTGGCTGATTAGCGCCGTGGCATACCAGTAGATCGTTTTGCCCGCAGCGCCAGTCGCGTCAATGGCCAGCGTATACGGTTCAACATCGTCGTCTGCTGTAGCACGAACACTGATACCAGCCGCCACAGACCAATCGTTTTCAGCGGTGTTCTCAATGATGGGGCTGCCCACAAAAACAACACCGTCACCACCTAAACCACGTTTGACGCCGCCGCGAATTGTCCACACAGCCGTTACGTCAGTCGTTATATCGTAAGCCGTGACTTTGATATCAAAATTCCAGATAACACCGATTGGAACTTCAAGGCGCCTAGCAGTGGATACGCCGCTAGAATAAGAAGCTACGCCATCCAGCGCCAGTACAGTCGCCGCGTCCGAAGTGGTTTGCCCGCGCAAGTTATAGATACTGAACTGCGCGTCGCCGGGGGTGTTAAATGCGCCGCTCGAAATCGCCACTTGACCAAAAGAACTGGCCACCGCCTGTTTGCCGATAGCCAGAGAATTTGCAGCCGTCGCAGAAGATCCGGCGCCAGCCAGTACAGCGGCATTAGCGCCAGATACTGTGTTATCTGCACCGCCGCCAATAAAGCCGTTGAGCCCAGATACGGTATTTGTGTTGCCGCCGCCGATGAAACCGTCTGTGCCTGTTATTTCATTGTTCGTGCCGCTGTTGATGTCAGCGCCCGTAGCGTACGCAAGCAAGTTCCACGGCGTAGTCCCGTCGCCGTACTTGACCTTGTTTGTGTCCGTTTCAAGGCACGGCTCGCCCGGCTCCAGAACCGGATTCAGTTCTGCCAGATAAGCCGCCGTGCCACGTTTAACGCGAATTTCAATAGTCATGATAACTCAGTGTCAGAAGGGTGCTGTGGGCGGCGTGAAGTCGCTTGTGTAGAGCGCCTGTTTTATAATGCGAACTTCATCAATAATTACGTTAGATTCAAACCCGCCGGCTGTTGGTACGAAACCGAGGCACAAAATATACGGCCCCGGTTCTGGCGCTTGCGTGCTGGTACTTACGGCAACGCCCTTCACGTATAGCGTTGACGTGCCATTAGAGCGAACAACGGCGATGTGGGTCCACTCTCCAACGTTTGCGCCGCCGCCCTGCAATGCGCCAGAAAAACCGTTATTGCATTCAACGGGTCCGCTTGAAGCGATGCAAAGATGCAATCCACCAAAATAGCTATAGATATCATCAGAAGCGCTCAAGAACAACAAAGTGCTGTAATTAAAATTTGACTGACGGTAAGCCCAGCATTCAATGGTGAAATCGCCAGTCGAAAGGTCAGGTACGTTGCGCGTGGTTGACGCAAAACCGGTTTGATTGTTGCAGTTGTACGCCGCGGCGCCAAACATCTTGGTTGACGTATCAAATACACCCGGCGGCGTCGGGAAAGTTAAACCCGTCGGAGATGAATCGACAAGGTTTGACGGGCCGTCGCAGTGCAAGAGTAGTACCGGTAAAACCGGCGCATAAAAATTGACAAACACGGGGTAAAAATTACTTTCGTACCGCGCGGCCTGCGTCAGGCGCATGTTTGACATATACACGTTGGCATACATATCAAAGTCGTGCCCGTCGATTGTTTCCCAGTACGCGGGGTTTCCGCTACAACTCGGCGACTGATTCACGGAACAAGCGTTAACGCCGTCCACAAATAACGCTGTAAATTGCCCAGCTTTTCCGACCAAGGCAATATGTTGCCAACGCCCAAGTTTGACAATGTTTGCCGCTGTGCGCGCCACAAACCCGGCCCCGTCAGCCGGCAGGCACCCGCCACTGTTTATGCTCAAACTCTTGTCACCCCACATTACAATAGTGCATGGATCTCCGCCGTCACTGCGCAGCACAAGAAACGCAGAATCATTTGCCCCACGAGACGGGTCCACAGATTCGGTGTACAGCCAGAACTCATAAGTAAAATCTTGCGTGATGTCTGGCAAGAAACCAGAGCCATCCATTCCGGCGTTTGAATACATGCCGACGCCCTGAGTCCCGTATAGTGCCGTGGTGTTTGGACAGCCTTGCGGCGCTGTTGTGAACGACGGCAACGAGTTGCCGGGCGCATGCCAGTTTGTAGACAGATCAGATGCGCTCGTGAAATGATTCAGGTATTTTACATCAGCGGAATACGGGTCACTGGCTGGTTCAAAACTCGGCCCGCCAAACGCTTGCGTGGGCGGCGTGAAGTTTTCGGTGTAGACCGCCTCGCCCTTGACGATGCGGAGTTCGTCGATGTAGCCGTGGAAGAACTCGCCGCTGCTGCCCTGCTGTGCGATCCACAAATCCGCGCCATTATCAGGTTGAACGGCCCACGGCCCAGAATCCGCCAAAACGCCGTCGACGTACAGCGACATAGTTCCGTTCTGGTAGCACGCCGCAACGTGGTACCACTGATTCAAATTCAACTCAAACGGCGTCATCAATTCAGAAACGCCTCCGCTGCTATTAGCGCTAAGATATAAATTCCTTGTCGCCGGATTACTAAAACCACACAACCACTGCCAGTTGACCCCGGTTCGGCGAGTAATAACCGTTGTGTAACTATCTGCATACGAAAGCATATGCATCCAGAATTCAACCGTAAACGGCTCGTCGCCAGTCAAATTAAATGCGTCGTTTGATGCAATTTGTAAATAACTGTTGTTAACAAAATCAAAATACGCAATTGTCGGACCAAATTTAGTCTCGTTTGTGCTGATTTGAGCGTTGCCGCCGGCGGTTACAGTTAGCATATTTGGCGACGAATCAATGAACTGGTTGTCGCCGTCAATGCCGTCAAAGTGCAGGAGCAATGATGTTGTTCCGCTAGACGAAACAATAGGCGGCGCGGTTACAAACTTGTCAGCAAGATACTTCTCGACGGCCGCAAGCGCCGCAACGCCCAGTTTGTGGTCGTAATGAACCACGGCGGCGATGTCACCTTGCAGCGATTCTGGGGACTGAAATGAGCCTCCAAAACCTAAGAGAAGTTCGGCGCCGGCCATAGAGGCCATGTCAGCGTACAGCGTTTCAGAAACTTCTTCTCCGTTTATGCGCAACTTTAACAACCCAGCAGCGTCGACTGTGTAACTGATTAATGTCCAGTCAATCGGCAGGGTTGTTGGAAAACCACCACACTCTGCAGCGTTATAATTTCCAGTGCACGATGCGTTGTACAACTCCAACCTGCCTTGCGGTTTGTGTACATTTAGCGTTAAACCGTCGAGTTGGCTAAAGTCGGTCCCCGCCGCTGGTTGAAAACTAATGATTCTTGCGTAATCGTTGTCGTTGGCTGTTTGCCGCACTACAACAAAACCGCTGGAGTTCTTCAAGTTGAACTGGTGGTTGACCTGCATCACGTTCGGGTCGCCGTTGAAGTGCACGGCATTCTTACCCGTCGGCGTGGCGCTGATTGCCAGTGTCGGAACAGGGGCGTAATCAGCGTTAGCGGCATTGTTGTTACTGCCGCTCATGTCACCCCAACCGAGAACCGTATCGTTGAAGGTCGTGAAATCAGAATCAGCGCCGTCCAGCCAGAGATCATTGCCTGTGATAAGTTTGGGCGTGAAGGGGCCGATAAACGGCTGGGTGGGTGGCGTGAAATCAGTGGTGTAGACAGCCGTGCCCTTGATTACTCGGAATTCGTCAATGTAACCAGTAAACCCGTCTCCCGCACCTTCTGCCGTCCCTAATGAGGCGGAGGCGCTGAGTGTGAAATCATAGGCCACATTGGTGTCTGCTATCTTTGTTCCGTCAACAAATGCTCTGACAACACCGCTCTGGCACGTGATTGCGAGATGAAACCACTGGCCTGTAGAAACGCCTAGGGCCTCAATTATAAACCAGCCGTACGGCTGCCGGCCGATCATCAGTTCTCCATAATCTGAAAACACGACAAACAAAGATCCGGCGCAGGTCGCGACCTGCGGACCCAACAACGCCGGATAATTGGAGAATGTTGTGGCGTTTATCCACATTTCAATTGTGAAATCAGCGGTGCCAAAATGAAATATTTCGGGATCAAAAGACACGCGACTGGAGCCGTCAAAGTACCCGCTTGCCCCACCAAATTTGCTTTGAGCAGTTCTAATGACTGCGTTGCCGTTGGCCGTGACTGTCAACGCGTTAGAAGATGAATCCGTGAATGTCGTGCTGCCATTCGCGCCATCGAAATGAAGCAGCAAGTCAGCAGTAATCTCGGGCACAAATGGATTCAGGAACGCAGCAGTCGGCGGCGTGAAGTCTGCCGTATAGCGCGCGACGCCCTTGGTGATGCGGAGGTCGTCGATGTATCCGTACAGCGACCCTTGAACTGACCCGCCATCAAAAAAACCCGCGAAGGTTGGCTGACCGTCATACGGTGACGAGTCAGTGATCGCCGCGCCTACCATCGCACCGTCTATGAATAACTTCACTGCGCCATTTTCTCTAGCCGCCGCAATGTGATGCCACTCGTTTGATGTTATGTAGTGGTCGGAAAACGAGGTGTTTGCATTTGTGCCTTCGTTATACCAGTTCAGAATATTGTTCTGGAGATAGATCGACGGCCTAAAATCTCCGGCGACCTGCCCGCCCCTCCAGTCAGCGAGAAACACAACCTGCTCTTCTTTCAAGTAGACCCACATCTCGACGGTGAAGTCGCCCGATCCGAGGCTTAAATCGCCGGAAGCGGACAGTCGACACTGCGCGCCATCATTGTAGTAAGACGATCCTCCAAACTTGCTCTCGGTCGTGCTGATGTACGCGCTGCCATTTGCAGTCACCGTGTTCTGCAGATACGAATTATCTGTAAATACCGTACTGCCATCCGCGCCGTCCATGTGCAGAAGCAGGACAACGTCTTCTGCGTACGGGTCGCCAACAGGCGCTGTATCAATAGGATCTGCAAATTCGCGTGTCGGGGGCGTAAAGTCCGCCGTATAACGCGCGACACCCTTAGTGATGCGAAGGTCGTCGATGTACAAAGTTGTTCCTGATGACGAAAACTCTGCTACATCTCCGGCTACGGAGCCTATTGATGCGTCGGTAGAGTTAGGCCAGTTTATTGAGTCAGTACTTGTGTATGAGTCATTCTGCACTCCATCCACAAACAACATGTAATCCGAACCGTTTCGGACTATGGCGAAGTGCTGCCATGAATTGAGCGGCAAATCAGTTGCAGAACCCAAGAATGGCATTTGCCAACTGCCGTCTATTTTGGCGTCTACACGAAGTTTGCCGTCCGTATACACGTAGCAATTCAGTCCTTCAGGCACATTGGCCGATCTGCCATTGCCAAAAACTCCCACTTGAGACCCGACCGACGACGCTCCGATGTAGTGCCACCATTCAATGGTGAAGTCACTTTCTCCAAAATTGAATGTTTCGGCAGGAAATTTGATAAAACTTCCGTCACCTTCAAACTTACCGCTGCCATTACCAAATTTGACAGTTGTCAAATCAATCCGCGCGCCGCCGCTGGTCGTGACCTCGTGGTGATACTTGGAATTGTCGTAGAAGTAGGTGACAGGTGTTTCGGGCGCAGTCATGGCGCTAAGCGGGGCTGATGGAGGCGTAAAATTCGCAGTATACACCGCAAAGCCTTTCACGATGCGAAGTTCATCGATGTAGCCGTGGTATGCATCTACGCTGGCTAACTCGTGCGCTCCGCAACCAATTGTGAGTGGTTGAGCCGCGCCAAGATCTATTACGCCGACGTCTTCTTCAAAAGCGATTACGCCGTCAACGAACACTCGAATAACCGTACCCGCGCGTGTCAGCGCCACATGCGCCCATTGCTCTAGCGGCACAGAAACATTGCCAGAATTATTCAACCAATAAAAAGAGTTGCCGGCAAGATAGAGCGCATCGCCGGCGGTGAGCCGCCACAAAATTCCATTCGCATATGTGCCAACAGACACAACTGAATTTCTAGTGGCGGAAAACATATACGTAAACATTTCGATGGTAAAATCGCCAGTGCCAAAACCAAATAGCGGCGATTCTTCGTATGTCAACGTAGCCACCGGATCGCCAGAGAAATAGCCGCTAGAACCGCCGAACTGATTCTGCTCTGTCGAAATTAACGCATTAGAAGAATTTATTGGCATTAGCGCATTATTACTGCTATCTGTAAATGAATCACTGCCGTCGGCGCCGTCAAAGTGGAGTAGCAGCGCCGCGGGTAATCCGCCGGCGCTGAACGGCGCTGTCGGCGGCGTGAAGTTATCCGTGTACAGGGCCGTGCCGTTTGTGATTCTGAGTTCGTCCACGTAGCCGTCGTTTATCGGGCTTTGGTTGTTGCCCCAAACGCCAATTCTAAAATCAGCCGCCGCTACGGGGTCAGAAACTCCAGAGTCATTTTGCGCCTCCACTTGCCCGTTTAAAAACAGAGTGAAGACAGAACCCTGACGCACGAAAGCGATATGGTTCCAATCATTCAGTGTCACATAATTACTACCAAAAACACCGTTTGCAAGATCCCAACCGCCGCCGCTGCTCGCCCACATACCGATTCTGCCGTCCAAGTACATCATCACGCCATATGTAAAATCGTTGGCGCCGGCGAACAAACACTGGCAACCGCCATTCCCGCCGCCGTTGTTATATGTTGTCGGATAAAAGAAACACTCTATCGTAAAATCAGCCGGTAAATCCAATGCGCCATTTACATTTGTTACGGTCAAATATCTGGCTGCATGAACGTTTTCATCCGACGGGAAATAGGCGCTTGTGCCGCCGAATTTGCTTTGAGTGTTGGAAAGTTGGATGCCGTCTCCGCCCGTAGCCGTCGTCGTCAGCGCATTCGCGCCACTGTCAGTAAATGTTGTGCCGCCGTTTGAGCCATCAAAGTGGAGCAGGAGCGCATCGGTTGTGACTGGGCCGGCGGTTGTGTTGTTCGGCGACTTGTTCATGTGAAGCAGGAGCGAAACGTTGTCGCCGTAAACATCTGTCGCAAAGTTTTCTTTGCCAAACCCGCCGTTCCAGAGCATGCCGATGTCAGTAAGACTCAGGGCGCGACTCCAAATACCAATCGAATCCAGCGCGCACGCAACGCTGTTTTGCAAACCACCCTGCTCGCCAACACCGACTTGCAGTATGTTCGTGGTGTCAACGAGCGTGCCAGTTACATCCGCGCTATCAGCGAGCACGTTGTCTACGTACAGCCGCGCTTTGCCCGCGTCAGCATCGAGCGACAGAACGAAGTGCCGCCACTCGTTCGCGGCAAGTGCAGGATACGCCAGCCGAAACTGACCGCTTGTTGTACGGACATAGGACACCAGTTCGTTAGTATTTCCACTTTCATCGCCCCAACCAAGTACAAACTGGCCGTCTGGTGCGTTGCCGTCCCAGTTCTGCATGATCTCGCCGAACGTGCCGGTCGTTGTGGGCAACTTGAACCAGCCTGAGATAGTGAAACTGGGCGTGAGTTTCAGCGTGGGGTGCGACAGGTAATTTGCGCCGCCAGTAAAATTACCGGCATTTCCAAGCACGCCGGGCACGCTGGCAACAGTGCCGGTTTGCACAAGCGTATTTCCACTGCCACTGATATCTAAACGGCTGCCGTTCTCCTCGTTCATCGGCCAGAACGCCGTCATGCCGTTGAGAAGCGGGTGCACGACCTGCGTAATTCCCCAGCGGCCCAGCAGATACTCTTCAACCTGCGCCCGCTCTGTGTCGGTAAGTACTCGGCTATACAGCACGATTTCGGCAATATCGCCGTTAAACGCGCCAGCAGCATAATCAGCGCGCGACGAACCCAGTGCAAACTGCGTGAACGTACCAACCGTGTCTTGCTCTGTGGTTTGAGCCGTCAGGCCATTCAGGCTCGTGGTGAACGACGCCGAATCACAAGCAACCATGTACACAGCCGGCGCGAACGTCGTAACTTCTTGCGGCGAATAATAGTTGTCACCAACCCGCGCAGCCACGTGCGTCGCGTCTTGCATAATGCACGGAATAAACCCGCTAGCGTTAGTGTCTGTCGGGTGGTTCAACGCCGTAAATACACGCCCAGCTGTACTTGTGCCGCGAGGGTTTAATACCACTAACAGCGTGAAGCCGGGCTCTAAATCAAAACTACTGAGCATGGCGTCATTCGTGCCGTCAAACGTAACGACGCTCAAATCATTGATCGTGTTGCTGGCTGCCGGGCGGTTGGCTTTGAGCGACTGGAAGAAGTGCCGCTTGTGAATCGACTTGTCATCCCACTGCGCCACTTTGTTATTAACCAGCGACACAAAGTCGGGATCTGCGGCGTCGAGCCACAGCGCCAAACCACTCAGATTCGGCGGCGTGAACTCAGGTGTCGTGCCAGCAGACGCGCGGGCTAGTTCGCCACCGTCCACCAAATTAACGTCGGGGTTCGCGTACGGCAGGTCATTCCACGCAGTAACGCCGTCGCCAAGTTTAAACTTTCCGGTGTCAATTTCGTGAATGGGTTCTCCGCGCAGCAACACCGGATTGACGGCGTGCAGGTCGGCGGCGGTACCACGGCGTAATTGAATTTTTGCTGACATGTTTGTTTATTCGTGTGATCAGTTGACGATAGTGGGAGTTAAACCGGCAGTGGAGCGCAAATAGTCGGCGTCAAAAAACTCTTTTTCAACTTTGAGTATCCTATACAAATCACCCGGAAAATCTACTGCAAAGACGGGGTTAACACCGGGACTAGCGCCGTCACCGGCATCTGCGTATTCAACAAGTTGTGGGTGCTGGCCGTTGAAATCAATCACGTGGCTATACGCGCCGTTTTTGTGCAACACGACGTGATAACTACCAAGATAACCAGACGGACCGACAGTTGAAAAAATACTGGAACGATGAACGGCTTTATTTTGCGCCAAATCAATTTCGTACATGACACCGCGAGCGTAGGGCGCGCCATTTGGAAAATAATTTTGCGCTTTCACCGCCGTAATTGTGCCATTTGCCGTAACGCTATTTGCCGTCGGAAGAGTGTAGGTAAACGTGTTGTTGTCGATTTTTGTGACCAGAAAAACGCCGTTAAAAGCGCTTTGATTAGCACCGCTGATTTGAACATATGATCCGGTCGTAAACCCGTGGGCGGTCGCAACACCAGTGACAGTCGTGCCACTTTGAATAAGCGATGTCACAGTTTTCAACGAAATTTGTGAGGCAGCGCCGGCGAAAAAGTTTGTCTGATTATCGAATATTGTGATGACCTGATTGCCGGGTGTCAGCGGATCTACATGCGGACACCAACGCGCGTGGTGCTGCCCGCAAGTGCCGATGTATTGAAAATTTGCGTGCGTAGGTTCTGAATCAAGTGTCAGGTATTGCGTGTCCGCTGTAGTTGTTGGGTCAGCGACCGCGGCGAGCGTGACTGACGTTGTTGACGGCGGACCCTGAATCACCCATTTGACCGCTTTTGTCGTGCCGTCAATGCACATCAAAGCAGAGCAGTTACGCATGCTGCATAACACGTCACCAGTAACTGGGTGCACATCTGCCGAGTTCATATGAAAAAACGACGAAACCTGAGTGGCAGCCGTCTGATTGAAGTAATTACCGGTCCACCAATCCCACGCAACTTGTCCGGTTGTCGGGGTCTGTTCTTGGATATAAATACCGTATGCTTTGTCGGTAATCTGTTGTGATCCAGCCGCAGGGGTCGTCGGGAAGGCAACTGTAAGAACGTTGCCGCGGCGGTTAGGCGGGCCGGAGAGTTGCAACAGTTCGTGCTGCTGCCAGTCAATAATTGGACTTGTGTATGTCGTGCCGTTCTTGGTCGTAGGCAGAAACGAGTAACCACGCGACAATGCCGCGCTGGCGGTTAAATTGATAACATAACGTTGACCAGATGTACCGTTACGGCGGCTAATGACAACCGTGTTTCGGTCGTTGCCCGGATGATTGATCTGCGGCAGGCCGGCTTCTTGGCTGTACCAAAACGGCAGACCGTTTTCGTCATAAATGACGTTGTAGTTTGCCGCGTTGATGTCGCGCCGCGATGTGGTCAGGTAATAGCCCGGAATGTAGTCCGTCGTTGGCTGCGTCGTAATCGTACCCAGCGGCATGTCCGATGGCAGCAGCCGGATGTAGTAGGCCGAAGAACCAAACGCCACTCGAATAATTTTTCCAACAGGCGCGCTATCTGTAATAGCCACGCCATTGACCGTCAGTGTGTACGTGACCGCGTTGCCGAGCGTCGCGGAACTTGTCAGCACGCCGTAATCGTGAATGTTGGTATTGAACGCGGGAAACAATGCGCCGGTCGAGCCTGCGACAGAGATTGCCAGCGACGCTACCGGCGCGAACGTTGATACGTTGATAAACGACGCGGGATCAATCGGCATCGCTGCGATCGGCGGCAACGAATAAGCAGCGCCGCCACCGTTAAATAATCTTGCGGCCTCGGCGGCTGTAAGTGCGCGGTCCCAAATACCGGCGCAATCAAAACTCACATTTACTGCGGGATTGAAAGACCCAAACGTTACAACGTCGGATTCGATAGCCGTCAGCGTGTCTGTCAAACCAGTTGCGGTCGCGTTTAATACGCCGTTTATGTAGATCTTTGCGGCAGCGGCGTTGCTACCGATTGTCTCTCGCACAAGCGTGATGTGCGTCCACGCGTCAACCGGAATAGCCGCCGCGCTCGTGGCTGGCGACGAGCTGGCTGTTGTTTGTTCAGTCCAACTCAAAGTGCGATTTGAATTTATTTGGACGTAACCTGTTTCATTTAGCACACCGAACGGCCCAAACGAAAGAATCGTTGTTTCGACCTCGGGCGCAGCATAGATTTTCAACCAAAACGCAATTGTGCGTCGCGTAGAAAAAGAATGCGGCGCGTATAAAAAATTAGCATGCGATAACGTCAGTCCGGTGTTTTGAACGCTAGGTGTTGCCGTCGTGGCCGAAACAGGAACAAAGAGCGGATGTGAGTTGCCAGATACGTCGGGCACATTACCGACAGTCTGATCAAACAGCCAAAACGCATGAAGACCATTAAGCAGGCTGTCATACACAATTTCGCCGCCGTCGACACTGGCGGCTTGCGTTAGCTCAACCACAGTGCCGTCGGCTTTACGTGTAAAAAGTTTGCCGTCCGCGGTATTAACAGCCAACTCACCGGCAGACAAATTATCGGCGGCAGGAACAGCGCCAGTTACATCGCTACGCTTATGCTTGATGATATTTGTCATCTTTTACCCTGTGATTAGTATGCGCCGCCGTCCAGAACAGACGATGTGTATAAAACAGTGCCGCCGGCACCAAGCGCAATTGCTGCGCCATCGGCCCCGCTAAACGCAAGCGTGTTGTTCGCGGTAAGTGTTTTACCGTTTACAATCGTGAGCGTTGCGCTCGTAGCCGGTTGTGTGAGCGTGACTTTGTTGATAGACGTCGCCGTAGCGGCGCCAATTGTTACGATGCTCGTGGATCCCGCAGCTGGGGCAGCGCCCACACTGGCCGCGGTCAGGGTCACAGCCCCTGTTTGTCCGTTTACGCTGCTTATGATATTTGAAGCCGGACTTCCCGCAGCGCCAGTCGCGCCTTGAGGGCCGGTAGCTCCTGTTGCACCGTCGCTGCCGGCGGGTCCAGCAAAACCGCCCGGTCCGGTTGCTCCGCTCACGCCAACCGGACCTGTGGCGCCCGTAACTCCAACAGGACCAGTAGCGCCAACAGGGCCAGAAGCACCAGTCACACCAGTGGCGCCTGTAGAACCGGAAGTTCCATTTGTACCCGCCGGGCCAGTTGCGCCAACAGGGCCAGAAGCACCAGTCACACCAGTGGCGCCAGTAACGCCCTGTGCGCCGCTGATACCAGTAGCACCCTGTATGCCTGTCGCGCCTGTGACACCAACAGGCCCAGTAGCGCCAGTAATACCGATTGAACCAGTAGCACCGGTTGAGCCTTGTATGCCTGTCGCGCCTGTGACACCAACAGGCCCAGTAGCGCCGGTAATACCGATCGCGCCGGTTGCACCTGTTACGCCGGTGATTCCACGTAAACCAGTAGCACCAGTGATACCGCTCGCGCCCTGCGGGCCACGAATAGGCCCGACGTTTACCCACGCGGTGCCTGTCCACACAACACCGTCGCCAGACAAGCCATCGGGCGCGCCGGCTGGAATTGGCGTACTTAGTAGCCACATGTCGCCGATAGACGGGCTGAGCGATGGCGGCCAAGAATAAACAGTGCCTTTGATAGTTACGCCGGACCCTGCGTCACCTTTAGGGCCGGTTGGACCAGTGATACCTGTTGCGCCCTGAATGCCGGTAGAACCAACTACGCCGGTCGCGCCGGTTACGCCGACAGGACCGGTTGCGCCGGTGATGCCGCGTACGCCAGTCGCGCCTGTAATGCCATCCAAACCAGTAGCGCCAGTTGGGCCGTCGGCGCCTGTAGGGCCGGTTACGCCAGCCGCGCCCGTCGCCCCCGTTACGCCCCTTAAACCTGTTGGACCAGCTATACCGGTTGCGCCAGAAATACCAATTGGGCCGGATGGGCCTGTCGGTCCGGTCGGTCCGTTGACGCCGGCAGAACCAGCCGGGCCTGTCGCGCCTGTTACACCAATAGAGCCGGCAGCGCCACTAACACCAGTAGCACCCTGTATACCTGTGGCCCCGGTTATACCTATTGCGCCGGTAGGACCGGCAATACCGGTCGCGCCCGTCGTACCGACACCAGTAGCGCCGGTTACACCAGTCAAACCGCGTAAACCCGTTGCACCAATTACTCCGGTGGCGCCAGTCGCGCCCGTAGTGCCCGCGGCGCCAGTGGGACCATTAATGCCGGCCTCGCCAGCGGGGCCTGTCGCACCAGTGGCGCCGACAACGCCTGTCGCACCCAGCGGACCAGCGACACCTTGATAGCCGGTCGCACCGAGCAAACCAGACTGACCAGCCGGCCCCTGCGGACCAGTTGCGCCGGTGGGACCAACCACGCCAGTAGCGCCGGTTACGCCTGTCGCGCCGCGCAATCCTGTTGCACCGGTTGCGCCGGAGGCGCCGTCAACGCCAGTGGGACCACTTACGCCAAGAAGCGCACCAACAGTAGTGCGCTTTGTAACAAGGTTATTTGGATTCTGCGTATCAACGATCGGGATAATGTCGTTGAGCGCCGGTGTCTGCTTTTCAGGCAACGACGAGATTTTTTTATTTGCCATAGCGCGCACCTATTTTAATACGAGTCTTCTTCTTCCTCGCGTGGGCGGTGCTTGCGCTTCTTGTCAGATTTGACGCCCTCAAGGTCGTCCGCCGCGCGCACCAGCCATTTGGCTAATTTTCGGGCATCGGCGGGAGAGAGCAGGGGTAATTGCGGGCCATAAACATCGATAACAATTCCTGCTTCGGTGTGGTTGCCGGCATCCCAATCCCCTGATTGCAAGCTTACCGTCGGAGATTCGTCTGGCGATTTAGCCGTGTTCACGTTCTTAAATTCTATGTGATCCGGCTTGTTAACAACAACTGTGGCCACGGAAATTATTCCTCCTGTAAATCATCAACAATCACAGGCGTCATATCTCCCGCCCGTAATACCACAAATTTGCCGCCGTAATACTCGTCCGCATCTTCGCGGGAAAGACCGTCGGCTAAAAGTTTGGAATAAATTTTGGCCTTACTGTAGACCGCGATAGGCCCGGAGTCGGAAATGTATCCGACGCCTATAAGCGCGCTATTCATATTGTCAAATAACACGGCTTCGGGATTTAGGTCCGAAAGCTCTGCCACAATTCGCTGTGTGTGTGTATGCATTTAATTGATTCCGTTTTGAACGTCTTCCAGAAATAAGATAGCAATATCGCTGGCGCGGCGATAGCCCTCGCGAACACCGCGCTGATATTCAGGATCTCCGGGCGGCGTATTTTTGTCAGTCATATCGGCAATTGTTGCAAGTGCCGCTATAAACTTGTTGCGTAATTCGCGGTATTCCGGCGAATTAAATACAACACCGCGTTCCACAGACTTTGTTGGAGCGCATATGTCGGATGCGACTATAACCTCCATACCCATACGCTGTAGAGTTTTGGTTGCATGCGTTAAAGAATCAAAATCGACAAAAGCCTGTGGTGTCCGGGGCACATACCGCTGCGCTAGTTGGTGCAACAGCCGACAAATATTCAAAAGTTCAAGAAACCGCCCGTGAATGCTAGCGTCTTTTGCCCGCAGTTTTTCTGCTTTAATTTTGGCTGCGTTCTTTGTCAGGCGTACAAACTTTTCTCGTTCGGCTTTTTTCTGCAAAACTTCCGGCGCGATAATAAGCTGCATGTGATTCCTTTTACCTAATTAACGTACAACAGTCGAACCCCGGTAAGCGTCCGAGAACAGACGATACACATAAGCGTGCGTTTCTTCCACATCACGATCGGCATTGATGTGGTGAACAATTCCGGTGTGCGGACTATTTGCCGCGTGTGTTTGATAGGCTGCGCGCATTCTGTTTTGATCTTCAACACAGCGCCGCTCGTAACGGTCGCTAGGTCCGCGAGGACGCCGTGATCGCGAAACCACCGGATCAATGTCCATTAAAAAACAAACGTCGGGACAAACGCACGATGTTGCGCAAAAAATGTTTGTGATCAAATCGAGGGCGATATTGTTTATTTCCCCCTGATACACGAGTGTCGACAAAAGCCACCTATCACAAATAATAACAACACCGGCCCGCATCTGCTCTTCAATATGCGCGGATAATTCGGCACGAGCCGCAGAGAAAAGAAGCATCTGTGCCGCGGGAGATATCGGATCGTCGTTGTGCAGAAGGATTTGCCTGATAGCCGTTCCGATTTTCGTCGTGCCGGGATCTGCAACAAGTTCAGCGGGCACGTTTTCTTTTGTTAACCGCTGATACAGCATGCGCGCCTGCGTCGTTTTGCCGGCGCCGTCAATACCCTCAAAGCAAACAAACACAAAAAGCCTTTCTTAAATTAGCGCCCCGTAATTTGAAAGCTTTGCGAATCGCCGGCGATTGGCTTAGAAATTTTGATTTGATTACCGGTAATACCCACTTCACCCGGAACAGGAATTACCAGCTCTTCGGCCGGCTCGAACAGCAGTAGTTCTTTTCCATCCGCAAATCTCAGCGAAATTCCGTTGATCGTGTGTCCAATGCCGACAACGCCTGTGGACGCAAGCCATGTCGCCGCGTAGTCGCAAAACACACGGAGCTGCCCCGCGTCTAGAGCCGGGTTGTTGGCCGTGAAATCGTCAAGAATCTTGTTCAACACTTCGCTTGCGGGCATAGCGACCTTCCTTTTTCTTTTTGGTGGAAGCTGTTTTTGCTTTTTCAGCGGCTGCGGCTCTGGCGCGTATACCGGTTGTATGTTGCGCCACAATTTTGTCAAGTTTTGCTTTATGCTTGCACGCTTTAATCGTCTGGCTTATGTCATTGAGCATGTTGCGAGCAGCGTGAACGTACATACGCAGAACGTAATACCGACTCGCTGCCTGAATGGCTAGAAGATCGCCGTCAAGCTGTGTGAGAAGCTTTTTGGCTTTTGGCGTTGCTTGAATACCGGCCTTGGCAAGTGCATTTAAGATATCTTTAGCTGTACAGATGATGTCAGCCACCACAATAATTTGCGAGCCGATAGGGCTTTGACTTAAGCGGCCGCGAAACTCCATGTCGCGCTTAGTTTCTACCAGCCGAAAGTCGCGGCTAATGTCGGCAACCATTGCGGCGACCTGTACCGTTGATATCTCAGCAATATTTTCAAACGCACACGAACTAACGTTGATAACGTCGTGAAGTAGCGCGCCGTGAACAATGGCCGCAATACTTTCCTTCGTGTCGTCCGGCATAAAATCGACGCGCACATCTTGATATAGTTTTTGCGCGATGACCTCCGCTTGCTGCGCTACAAGCTTGCAGTGATCAAGCAAATTTATGCCGATGCTAGTGCTACGCCCTACATAATGCGTCGCCGCAAATTCTAGTGTTTTTTGAATCGGTGATCCTTCCGGCTTTTTCATGGCATCTCCATATGCCCTTAAACTAGTCTCAGTATTGTCCGCCACCCCAATTCAAATGATTTACTACGTGTAGACAAGTTGTAATTCACTCGTTTGTTGAGGTTGTCGATGTGGCCGGGCTCAGCAATCATCGTTTGCAGTACAGTCACCAATTTTTCATAGTCTGGCGCGGCGTGTGGGACGCCGTTATCGTCATAATCAACGCGTGTTTTTACAAGCACGCCATTTGCGTCTTGATACACGAAATCGATTTGTGGGGATAGAGCAAAAGACAAGACTGGCGTGCCGCAGCTAATCGATGTGAGGCTGCATAACCCGTAGTTGTCGCACTCTGCCGGAAATAACGTCAGATCGTGCGCCGTGTACATCGCCGGGCGTTTAGATAACTGAACGTTGCGCACAAGTTTGACCCGCCCGTGTGTTTTGCGCCCAAGCGTTTGAAAAAACTTGGCAATAGACGGCGCAAACCGGCTAGACGTAATAGCCACGGTCAGCTGCGCGTCCGGCATTCGCTCAAGCAAGTAACCGAGCAAACCCAAAAACTGGCTGTGGGCGCAGCGGGCATTCCGGTCAAACCACGGCAAAAATATCTTTATCTGCCGGCTGTTGATTGCTTTCGTTTTTTTAATTGCCGGCAAACCGACGTCAAATGGGATAAACGTGACATTTTTCAGTTTGTATATTTTGGCAAACAACTCGCGCGCTTCGGCGTTCATGGCAATTACGTGATCCGCCCTGTTCATAACTTTTTTGAACGGGCGCTCAAGTTCTTGCCACATCGGCACAATAATCGTCCGAACGCCGACGCGCTTGGTGTAGTTAAGCGTGTCTAGTTTGGGAGGGTGCGTCCAGATAATGATTTGGCAAGTTTTTGCCCATTGCGTAAATGAGCATTTCTTTTTGTGCACCACGCTACGGTCGTATTCTGTTTTCAACTTGGCCGGCTGTGTGTTTGAATACAGCGTGCAGTCAGCGCCCTGAGTGCGTAAAAACCCAGCAAGACGCAGCGCAAAATACGCTTCGTCGCAGTGCGCATAATGTGTATAGATGCCGATACGCATACTACTGAGCAGGCGGAGCCCCTTGCGGTTGTCCTTGCCCAAATTGCTGCGCCATCATCATTGCGCCACCCTGAGACCGCGCCTGCTGACGAATATCGTCGATGATGCTCGTAACCAATGCGTGCATCGTGGCGTCAGAGCGCTTTAGCTTAATCAGTTCAGAATCCTTTACAGACTCGGGCATAGACAGCAACTGGTTGGCTATAAGCTGGGCCTGTTGCTGTAGGTCTTCGGGCGTTCGCGGCACATTTGGCGCGTTCTGTCGCTGCGATAAGAACTGGTCGACAGGACTCGGCATCTGACCGGGGACGCCACCAGCGGGCGCGCCGCCCTGCGCCGGCGCCGGCATACCGGTGGCCCCAGCGCCGGTATTACCGACGCCCGCTGTCATGTCCGGCGATTGACTCATGTCTTTCATTTGCTGCGCCTGCTGCATCTCAGCCTGCATGCGCTCTTGCTCTTCCGCGTAGATCTTTTCCTCTTCAAGCATCTGCTTGATTTCGTCTTTGTAATCAAGCCCGACACTGGCAAGCCCAGTGCTCTTGCTGATCTGTTGACCCTGCATAAGCTGCAACTTCGCCATCTGGCGATTGAGGTCGTCAGCATGCGTGACACGGACAAGTTTCGCGTTAACCGGCTCCCACGACATGACTCGGGAAAGCGACGATGCAAGTTCGTTTAAGAACAAGTTCATGTTGTGCGGCAAATGGCTCCAGTTCGCCTCAAATAGGCGTAACGCTGCCGGGGCTGCTTGCAGCGTCAGCGTGCCGTTAAACAGTTCCACTGGCATGCCGATGCATTTCAGCAACGTTTCAAGACCCTGATCCAGTAACTCGCGCGGGGCAAGCTGCTGCGCGTCGCCGCCCAGCGCCTGATAATTGACCGGAAACGGCAAAACATTCCAGCGCGCCGGATCGGTGCGGCGTGCACGAATCATGGCATTAACGCGCGCTGTAAAGCTGGATAAATTAATCGTGTGCACCGGGTCGGAAGACTGCCCGTCACCGCCGCGTGGCGCCGGCGTAATCACGCGGAACGGGATAACATAATCCAGCGCTACTGCTTCGTTGTAACGCTGTAGAATCTGGTAGTACCAAGCCTGCCGGAAGTTTGCGAGGATGCGAGAAATACCCCAGCCGCGATTACGCATGCCGGCCAGCGCATCTTCGCGCAGATGAAAAACGACGCCCTTATCAAACATCAAATTCTTGCCATCTTTGATTGCCTGAATAACTTCCCAGCTCGCGCGCTCAAGATGGTGAAGATGACCTTGCTTGATAAGCGTCCGATAATCTTCAGGGATCTTCCACACATACGAGCACTCGCCGGTATACGGATCCCACAGCAGATCAATCTCGTGCGGGCTCCAACGTTTAACCGAGATGTGCCCGGTGTCACCACTGCGGCGGTCGATGTGCTTCCACGGGCCGACATATTTGCAGTTCGGACACGTAGCGTGAAACTGAAAGTTCTGCCATGAAAACGCGCAAGCGTCAGAGTTGTGCACGCGGTCAAGCGGCATCTCAAGCGCGCACTTCGGGCAGAAGAGGTAGCGGCGAAACGGGATAATAAGGCTGGTAAAAGAATTGCCGTAGGTCATGTAATCCATGCCAACGGTTTTCAGCACGTTCTTAATACTGAGCGTTTCAGATAAAAACGTCTGATACTTTTCTTTCTCTTCCCGACCAGTCTTGTTTTCGCCGATGTCTTGAATTTCGACGTCTGTAATAAAGTACGAGACAACGCGGTCAATGGCCTGCCGGTAGGGGCCATTCGCGTTCATGATGTATTCAGACCAGCGCAGCGCCGTCTGGATGCTCTCGGGCATCGACAGGCTGGCTACGTCGCAAAACGGGTCGGGAAATCGCTCGTCGGCCTGAACGCCGCGGCCGAGCGAGTTGTACCCCATAGAAGCTGCAGGTAATAGCGTCACAATCGCCTCGTGCGTTATTTACTAGCGTGCTTGGATGCGTCGGCAGCGCGTTTACGGAAGTCGCTGTCGAGCTGCTGAATTTGAGCCTGCTTTTCCTGACTCTTAGAAACGGGCTCGTCAGGCGGCGTGACGCCAGCTTTGATAACAGCGCGCTTTTCCATTTTATTCCTCGTCGTAATTTGCCCGCAGGGCCCGCTCAACAAGTAAAACGCAATACTCGCGGTTATCATAAACATACTGAAATCCGGTCGTATGGACAAGGTACAAACGGCGGTCGTCGTTAATTTGAGCGGCCCAAGGACGCTGATACGGATCGTTTGACGGTGGGAACCAGCGGGCCGCATTTTGTTCAAAACGTAAGTCGTAAACAAGAACGATAAAACCGCTCTCCTCCGCGCTGTCTGGTTCTTTCTGCGCGACAGAAATAATGATGTCGTGAAAAAAAGCGGGGACGGTGCCAATACCTTCTTTCTCAAAATACACCAGTTTCTGCGGCGGGCCAGATTTTTGCGCCGGAGTAACTGGCGGCGGGGCCTGCGTAGCGGACTGCTTTTTTAATCCGAACGCCGCCATCGGGCTGTAGTTCCTGTCTATTTTTTCAATCGGCGGTAACTGCGGCTGGATAGGCTGCGCGGCTTCAGCAGCTAGCTCGGCAATAACCTGTTCTTCTTCGTATTCTTCAACAACTTGCGGCGGCGAGCGGAGGGCTGCTTTTTTAACCGGCACTCGCTGTACGCCGGTTTTTTCACCTTTTGCCAGTTCCTCAAATACCATGGCTGCACGCTCCCTTACGGAATTAATATCATTACCCGGAATCTGCGATCGTGCGACAGCCATGGCATTCTCAATTGCAGGGCCATTCATTTGCGATAGTGTGAGGCCGCCGACGTTCGCGCCATTAGGATCAACAACGTTTATTTTGATTTTCGCCCGGTCGTGCGGATCGAAATTGATGGGGATTCCGCCCGGTGTTGCAGGAGCTACCACGACGCCGCGCAAGCCCTTTACACCGCCGCGCATGACATCCAGCATGGACCGGCCGTTTTCCATGCGTTCCTGTGACGGATCTCTATAGCCGCTCATAAAAGCTCCAATAGCTAAAAAAAGGGGGCAACGAGCGGCCGAAGCCTACACGTTGCCCCCGAAAGATTCTGACGTCAAATCGGGGCATACTGGGTATAGCTGTTCTTTCGGAATTCGAAAATACAGCCGACCAAGCGGAACCCCACCACCGCAAACTAGCCTTACGTGCTCTTCTGTTGGCAATACTTCTGCGAGTATTCTGCCGGAGATGAGCTGCGCTACCACCAAACCGATATCACTGTCGTCTGGGAAGAACGGCAGTGTACTTGGGGTTGTGTCGATTTCTAACAACCACGACAACGCCGAGTTTTCAGGTTTGATGAAATAACGCATGTCAGACTAGCGCGGCAGAGTTTGTTTCCGCGGGCGTATGAAACTTATAGCCCTTGGGAACAAACTTAACAGGCGCCAACAGTTCACCAACATACGGGAACGGCACACTCTGCCATTCCTCAACCCGGTTAACCTGAATAGCGCTGAGTCGGCTCAGTACTAAAGGTTTATCCGGTGACAGCGCGGCTGTAAATAGCTCTTCATCGGTCGCTTCTCGCTGCGCCCGCTTGGGAGCCTGAAACCGCAACAACGTCGCGGCCGCCGCCGGCATCTTTTCGATAGCCGTTTTGATATCAACCACTATCTCCATTGGACTATCCGGCGAAACCAGCGCATCGCACATTTCCTCGTACGTCGGCTTGATATCTCCAAGCTCGCTGTACATGGCGCTGATCATATCGTCGAGAATCCACTGGGGAACACCCTCAGCGTCTTCGAGTCCGTGCCGGGCCAGAACCTTAGCGGCCGGGTTTGGAATCGAAACCGTCATGTCATTGACGGCGCCGAAGGGATTTCGATCAAGATCGCCCAACACAGGCGAAAAGTCCTCGATAGCCGCGTCGTGCTTGACGGCCAAGAAAACATTCTTGGCATCTTCTTCGGTCAGAGCGGCAACGTTAACATACGTCTTGTTGCCAAACTGCCGAACCATGCTATCGCGTAGCTTGCTGCGATAGCTTTCTACCAGCTCCGCCGGTGCGTTCTGGATCGCCAGTGCCGTCATCTTATCTTCGTCGACGCGCACGTGGTTACGAGCCGGAATATACACCATCGGCCAGCGGCACGGTTCAAACGCTAGCCTTTCGCCGCGCTTGTCCGCATATCCATAATCGCAAATAGCATGAAGCATGTCGCAACCGCGCTTGGCATTCAGCCGGTGCTTTTGCTTCTTGATGCTAAGTTGCGCGCCAAAACCCTTGTGCGAGATGGGGGCTCGAAAGTCCCACTTGCCAAGAGTTTCAATGGTTATCTTGCCGGACCTATCAGCAATGGCCATAGCCACCGATAGATTCAGCCCCGCATTCTGGGTCACTTCAAGCACAACCGCTGTCGGGCGAGCATCATCGCCAAACCGCCTAAAAGGCGTATCAAACTTTCTGTTTTCGCCGGCCAACCAGCTTACGGCCACTAGTCCCTCGCAGCGCGCAGCTACCCGGTCGAAAGCGTTGATGATGCTTGCCTGTGTCTTCGCGATATCCACTGTCTACTCCTTTATTCAAGTTACCGTCCTTGACGTGGTTTCGGTCAAAGTGTTTCGACGAATATAGGGACCACTCTCTCGGTGTTACGACAATCTCTTCGTACTCCCCACTTGGAGTCTTGTCATAAAACTGAATGAGTGTCCGAGTTACATCGAGAACTTCCTGTCTCCGAACAGGCCGTCCTTTGAACCGAATAACATCACGCACGCATGAATTCCCCCTTACAGCAATAAAGCTGCGGCTATAGAGCTTGTCCGCGAAAACGCTAAACGCGGTACAATAAATATGCCAGCTTATGCTGAAAAATTTAGTTCAGCTGTCGGGGTCTGGCAGAATGTTATCAAAGACGTTAATCGTGTTTTCGTCTTCGTCAGAGAAGAAGTCGTCGGGATTCGTCGACGGCTTGTTACTGCCCTGAGTTTTGATCTCAGGCGGCGTTTCTAGATGGATAGGATCAGAACCAAGGTATCCAGTATCGTCCGGCTCGAAATTGTCTTTGGGTACATCGAACAGCGGTAGGTTGCCCCACGGTGTTAGCAAATGCCTAAACGGCGGTTTAGATATCTGCAGCCGAGCACCTGCAAAACTGAATACCGATACGTCGTGGTCAATAAGGTCTTTCATGCGCTCCGTCATAGCCTCAAGCGCGTTAAACTCTTCGACGCCAAACTCGCCGTCAGCGCGGAGAATGACGATATAGAAATGCTCCGGCATGTCCGGCTGCTCGATCTTATTTTCTTCTTCGTCCATTACTCATCTCGCATATCGAGTGGATCTTTACCGTCGAAGCCGGCCGTCACACCAGCCGCATAAATACTGCGCGGCATCATGTTTAATGCAGCGCCGCTTAGTTTGCGAACGACAGCCGGGGCGTTTAACTGCGGATCTAAATATACAACAAACTGATTTGACATCACGCCAAAAACGGTGATATCCAAAAACTGTCCGCTTTTCGACGTGGGGTCAAGCACGACAACCGAGTGAGAAAACGTACTCGCAAACATGCTGACTTTTGGGTCGGAGTAAGCGATACCGCCAAGAAAATCAAAACACTCTTCTCGGCGACGTTCGTCAATGCAGTACAACCGTTTATCCCAGTTCACCGTTTTTTTCTTTCCCGGCGCAGGACAAATTCCTACACCAGAAAAAAAGTACTCGTCTGTTTTGACAAGATCGATGTGAAACGGACGAAGATCGCTTGACGCCGCAGGAAAGCGGGCATCAAACTCGATCACCGGGTCGCGGTCAAATCCGCCGTGAGTGAACAACAGCGCAGCGGTAAAAAGCACGAGCGGGTTGTCGCGCTGCTGCAGGGCGTCGGCGCACGACAACGCAGGTATGCTGTCCGCGCCAGAGACAGCGTCGACCTGAATAAATGTGTTTGGCCTCAGCATGGCGACCCCGTCATTTCTTGACGTTGACAAGCCCTGCGTTTGTCGTCTGAATGAGCAACAGTAACACAAACGCCGCGTCAACCACGTTATCAATACCCGTGGATTTATATTTTGCTGAGTCGAATGCGGCGCCGAGCGATTTATTTGCCGCGGCAATCATGTCTTCTTTGCTGGCTTTGCCACTACCGGTAGCAAACTTTTTAATAGTGCTGATCGCAAATCCGCTCGCGATAAGATTGGCTTCTTCGGCCCATGTTGCGACCGTCACCTTCATTCCGCCAAGCACTTCAGACGCCGTAGCAACACGCGACAACACTGCCGGAATGCCGAACTTCTTATTGACAAAAAACTCGCGCGGCGGTGTGTACTTTACGTCTTCGTAGCCAATGACGTCGGCCGCGGCTGTGTTTAAAAACGCACGCAGCCGAACAAAACGAGACGCGCCAGACTCCAGCCCCTGCACCGACAAATCCCATTGGAACAACTGCAGCTTTTCCTGCAGCATCTTTTTACCGGGGATAAAGTCGTAGACGGCCACGCCACAATTACTGCCCAAGTCGAGCCCGAGGAATCTAATCGCGTCTGCTGGTTTTTTCTCAAGCTTAGCCCCAAACTGCTTGGGGTCTTTGTACATCCTGTACTTGGGCACGCAACGCTCCTGACTATTTCGGGCCGGGGTAATCGTTTTTCTGCGACGACCAAGCAACAAACCGCTGCCACAATGTTCGCGGCGGTTGTTTGACTATCTCGGTTTCCTTGGCTTGATAAGTCAGCAACTTATCTTGCGCAGATTGCAACTCCTTATACACCAGATTGAGCCGCGTCTGCAAGACATCGTTCATCATTTTCAGATGCTCAGCCATAAAGTTTGCGTTGTACGTTGGTGTTCCGTTACGCGCCGCAAACTCAATAACGGTTGCAGAAAAGCGCGACATACCACCCGCTGCCGGCGACTCTTCTCCGATAACGGATACTTCACGCACCGCTTTGAACCACGCAGCGCAGAACACTTCACCGATCGCGGCAAACAACGCCAGACGAACTGGATATCTAAACGCAAAAAATTCTCGGCGGTTCAAAGCCTGCTCAAACGTCTTTACAGGATCTGCGCCGTTGACGAAGTCGCGCTGAGCCGCGGCGAGCGCTTCAGCAATTTTTACAATCTCGTCTTGGGAGATGTTGTGCTGCACATACCAATTTGCAGCTTCTTCGGTGCGGGCGGCAGGATCTAAGTTTTCAATTGCACGCACCATGAGTGTCGGCGTAATGTAGGCATAGTCGCGCTCAGGGTTGTAAAGCGGACCAGAATCACCTTTTTGCCGATAACCAATACTGCTCATAAAAAATCCTTTCTTAGTGCGTAGGCTCCGCCTGCTGCGCAGCCGAATGACGACACCGAATACACATAACGCCGCGGTCATTTGGGTCAAAGAACCCGTCGCTGCGGCATGTGTCGCAGTATCGTGTCACATACGTACGCGGGTGAGTAGCAAATTCGCACTGATCGTATCCAAGCCAGCAGTGCACGCACGAATGCTCGTACTGGTCTGGGCAAGGGCGGGCACGAGTTCGAACTTCAATGCGCGCGCGGTTTTCTTTAAACATGCTGCTGCTGACGCTGACCTTCGAAAAGAACGGTGTCTCCCGACTTTTGGCAGCTTCAACATGCGCGAAGAACAACAAGTTCACAAAATGCACTGCCGTCGTGTACGGGTAGGCACCCCACGGAGCAGAAAAACCAAGCGTCTGCGAAATCGCGCGGCAGCTGTTTGACGAGAAGAACTGCGTAAACGACATCGGACACGGCGAGCCGGCCAAAGCCCGACACTCGAATATGTAGCCCGGCGTGTTCTTACGCTTATACGGCCGGATATGCTCAACACGGACGGGCACTAGCTCGTCTTCAAGCTGCCGAGTCCACGGCAGAACAGGAATACCATCTTTAAGTTTTTCAACGTTTCCGGCTAACCTCCACGCCAGATCTGCTGCCATCCGTTTTGTTATCTTAGTTCCCGCCAATGCCCGAATAGAGTCGAACACGGCTGGCTGCGATACAGAATCAGGCAGCTCAGCCAACACATCGCGGCACATATCACGCAACGTGTCTCCTACCACGTTAGCGTCAAAATATGGTCGCAACGCGCGGCTGATAAGGCGATCGCGGCAGTGACGAATTCGGATGTAACTAAACGGCGGACGCGCCATTGCTACCCTCCAGCGTAACAGGGCTGGCTGGAATTTGTGCGCCAGAATCAGCTACGACAGTAGTTACACTCATAGCTTCAGCATCGCGAGTTACAACCTTACGGTCAGGGTTGTTGGCTTCCCACGTCTGCCGTGCCTTTGTGCATGTATCTTCGGCTGTCGTCGCAGTTTCTTTAATGGCGGCAGCTTCTTGCTGCAACGCAAGAATAATCGTCCCCAACTCACTCGACAGCAGGCTGGCGATGTCTCCAATGCATACTACGTTTTTCACAGAAGCTACAATCGGTTCGGAAGTCTTGCCGTCTTTCACCGTGCTAAACTTGATTGAAATCTCTTCAAGTTTCAGCGTAGCCGGCAGCGGATCACTGAGCGCTTTTCCATGCAGCTCAGAACCAATCTGCTTCAGCGCGTTAAAGCGAGTATACAACTCTTCCATCCGCGCAGCCGACTCTTTAATCAGCTCAGACGGATTGACGCGTACAACTTGTTGGGGCGCGTTAGCCGCCGCCTGTAAGGCTTTCGCAAGCGCTGACGCATCCATCTTGATCGGGACCGATACGTTCGTAACCCCGGTGGAGCATGCGGCTTCAGACTTTACTGCGTCTACAATTGTCGTTTTTGACATTGTGTGTTCCTTATAAAAGTTTTACTGCAAAACCAAACCAATAACGCAAACCAGTATTGATATCTGTATCAGTGTCGTACAAAAGTTCAACTGGGTCGCCGGTTACCACGTAAAAATGCGATACGGCGCCGGGCAGGTAACTCGCGCACGATAAACCCATCTGCAGCATAAAAGCTAGCGCGAGATCGGCTTTCGGACTGAGATCATACGAAAAAATCGGAATGCGTAAATACTCGTCGTGCGCGCTGTGTGCCCACGTAGGCGACTCACCCGGCAAATAAGGCGCATCAAGCACATGCCAGTCTGCGCCGCCAAGTTTCTCGACCGGCAGCACACGGGCGGGCAGAAATGGTTCGCCGTCCGGCCAGTTTGACCGCGTTCTTTTCAAATCTATTCGATCCACTGATAGTTTCATGGACAGTAATCAAATCCTATTGGTTGCTCATTTTTACCGCGCTTCGAACCGGCGGCTTCAACACCGTCCGCGTTTGCGTTAATCCAAACACCGTCACGAAAATGACCAAGTGCTAGATCTTGTTGACGGCATAGTTCGCCCAACATGACATCAACACCGCGATGCGTATTCGTGTGCGGCGGCCAGTCAAACTGTTGCAGGACTGCTGTTTGCGCAGCCCACCAACTGCCGGCTGGAAAAGAAACATATGTCGCCGGTTCTTTCCCTGCGTACCACGGCTGAGCTTTAATCCACGCAGCCTGATTACCCGCTAAACGAGTGCGATAAATAGACCCGACAACGGAGTGGTGCCCAACCTGTTGCGTCAGCCGCGGCAGCCACTTTTCAACATCTACGTCTTGAGCCAGACAAGAGTCGTCGTCAAACCACATTGTGATCGGCGCTGAAATAGGCTGACTGTAAAACAACCGACGCATCATTGGGTACTTATTTACGTTTTCTGTAGAGTCCAAAAACATTGCCTTGGGGAAGTGAGCCTCGATTTGCTGCTGCAAAAATGTCCGAGTGTTCGCGCCAATCGCGTTGCACCCAAAACGAAATTCAATGTCGTGTTTTGTGAGTTCGCGCATGGGCGTGTTTAAAACACGTTGCGCAAGCTTAAAGCACGTAGCGTCGTTGCCGTAAAACAACACGCACACACAGATTGCAGCGGCTCCATCCGCCATAACCGGCTCCGTCCGACAGTCATTGTCGTGCTAGAACTTGACAGGGCTTAGCGCCGCTCGTGCAACGGCCACCGGCATAACCACCGGAGGCACACGAGACCGACCCAGCAAGGTCATAGCTCTCACTACGTCCTTCGGAGTTGGCGCTACGCCGTTCTTTACTTCCTTGACCATTTTCTCAATCGTTTCAAGAAACGTGGTTCGGTCTTTGACAGAGCTAAAATTAAACCTGACAGAAAACTGCGTAACTGTCTTGCCGGCATGCTCGTCTGCAACGTCACAACGCTCCCAAACAGATTTGTCGTCGCCGCGCGTATACACGCAACTTAAACGACCTAAGAAATCATAGATAACAAGAACAGCTGATTTGTCAACATCAGTAATTAACGAAAACACGTGTGGAAAATGAGTTGCCGGAATAAACGGCAACTTCTCAACAATCTTTTCGTCAAGGTCGAGGCGCTGTAGTTGGAGCGGGAAGATGCGGTTGCCCAGCTTCTCATCGGCGATGAAAAACTCAGCCTCCAGCGCACCTACACCCGGCTCGATAACAATAGGCACATTACGTACGGAAAACATTTCAAGCTCCTTATCGTGTCATACCGGATCGACGGCGGGGCTGCGATTCCTGCGACTCGCCGTCCTCTTCGTTTTCTTCTCTCCCGCTAAGTTCTTCCTGCACTTTGGCGCACATCGCAACGTGATCCGCAACAATGTCCGACATCTTGCTGAAGTTTTCAACAATTTCCGCAAAGTATCCTTGCGTTGTTGCATCAAATTTACTCGGCGACGCATTTGCGATATCGTCGTAAATGTTGTCGCGCTTCTCGCTAAGCCACAGCGTTTCAGAACGTGCAATAAATCGCCGCTGGTGCTGCAGCAAATCGTGGATCTGCTGTTTCAATCCCTTCGGGGCCTGATGCGTACGGCCGCTGTTCTTCTGCTTGCCGCGCATTTCTTGCAGCTCTGTCGCCAGCGTCTTGGCCGTGTAAGCCTCTTCAGCGCACTTCTCCTCGATCGCCGACCGCTGAGTGTCGTCAGGGATCTGTGTCAGAAGCTGCACGTGAGACGTCGTCAATCTCCACCGCGGTCGGTCCGGGCACCGAAGCCCGAGCAGCCGGGTGATTTCGGCCTCGCTCGGATACTTGTCGAAAAAGGTCACTGCGCCACGAAGCTGCTCAACGGTGTACACAGGCGCAAAGATCGACATGAGCAACGACGCACCGTCGATATGCTGCGACTGTTGTTCGGCCGTCAGGTAGCGTTCGGGGTCGCCCTTGACCTCTGTAATCAACCGACCGATCCGCCAGTACGCTGTCAGGCTTGCGGCCTGCGCGTCGCTGAACAAATGATCGATTTCTGACACCACGTCCTGCAACGCTGGCGTCAGATTTTCTACTGCTACTAAATACGGCGAGTTACGCGATTCGATAAGCTCAGCCTGAATCATCGCCGCCGCTTTAGATTTCCTACCCATTGAAGCTCTCCTTAAAGAGTGAAGTAAACTATTTACGCTTCCGACTTTTTGTCTCAGGAAGCAGAATTTGAAGCGCTGTGGTTTGCAGTTGATCGCGGAGCGTGTGGTAATGCCCGCGGGAACACCGCAATATAGAACAGAACAGATCGTAGGCTGTTCGTGTGCGTAATACCTCCTTTGTAAATACATCCATAACGTCACGCGCTTCGATGTCTGCGCCGACGGTGGTTGTGTTTTTGATGATCTGTTTCGCGTCTTCTCGTGGAATCTTGAATTTCATCAGATAGGACAGCCACTTCTCATTCGCGGCTTCCATACTTGCCCGGTCGTCTGAGAACTCAAGCGACAAGCTGGTCAACGCTCGGGTGCGCTGGGCAACAAAATTCATATCAATAACGCGCTCAGAAACTTTGCCGGCCAGAACCGCAGTGCGGCCGACAAGATCAGCGCCGGTGTGGTTTAGACGACCACCAGAGCCGGGTGAAGACAGCGCCACACCGAATTTGGTGTATAGGCATGTCGAGGCCCGAATGGCGTTACCAGTGTCCTCGCGGTTCGAGAAATACCAACCCGCAGCGAACGTGTGACGCGGGTCAGTATAGATATCAGTACGCCGCGATGTGGGGTCGATGAAATACAGGCGCAGTTCTCGGCCCAGCAGCTCTGCCCGGAAGAACTCCGCCGCAGGTTGCTTGTCGTGCAGCTCGTTACGAACGGTTTCAAGAAATACGCTGTTGTCGAGCATCCGGTGATCGAGGCCAAGAAAGCCCTCAATCGTGCGCTCGCGGTGATTGACGAGAAGATTGCGTTCGCGAAGCGCATCGAAGCGCACTCGTAGCGTGGTGTTGTAAACACTCACCGCGGCCGCAATGTCTGTAGCCTTGCCCAGCGTTTTAAGTTGACGGACGTTTTCGCCAGACAGCTCGTTGAACAGCTGCGACAGCCCGACCGACAGCACCGACGACAAGGCGCGAAAACCAATAGGGTTAAAGCGGTAACCGCTTTCGGTGATTCTGCCGTCGGCCGCCATGACCAGCTGCGCTTCGTCCACAACCGGGACTGATTCTGTGCTGGCCGACCGGGCTTCAAGAAAGTTCCGGCACTCTTCGAACTGACTCGCAGAGAACGAGAACGCCGGCACAGGCGCAAACACACTGCGCACAGTTGTTCCCGCCGACGCCATCCGGCCCTCCGTGCCAATCAGTCGTAATACCAGTCAAATCCTATAGACCCGAACAGGGTCGATGTGTGCTCAACAACAAAGTAGTTTTTGTTTGTCGGCGGGAAACTGCAACGCCACTGAATACGCGGAACATCAGGCCCGTCATCCGCATTGTGGTTATGTGCGCAAAGCATTGTGCGCACAACCGGGAAGCACATAATAAACCGACGTTCTGTGTTGACTTCGAGTCTGTGAAGATTCTTAGCCACCGCAGCGCATAATCTGTTTTTACCGTTTTTCGGTAGTTTGAACAGATCGGCAAGCGTCAGTTCGTGGAGCCGCGGAATTCGACGTCCGTAAAGCAGGCCGGGAAACCGGTGGAACTCGGAGTTAAACCAACTGAAGTTAAGTTTGTCATGCCCGGTCATATCACGGCATTCGTTCACAAACTTGCCCCAGCCAGATATCTTAATCCCGCATTCTTTAAACACGCGCTTGATAATCCGTTCTTCAAACGCAAGCTGCCGCTGAAAACGGATGGCATCAGCGCCCTGACTGTCCTGATTGAACAGCTCGTTGAAGAACTGGTCGCGTGGGTCAGACATGATCAGGGCGCCGAAAACGGTTTAAAGTAATTCTCAATTGAATCCGGTGAAGGGAGCGGCATCCATAGCAGCAGCTCTGATCTCGCCGCAAGTTCGCCGCCCGTCACCATGAACTGGTCATGTGTTTTTGGGTCTGCGGCTAGTACTTGATCGTGCCGGCCGGGAAGCCGTTCGTTTACGTGCGTCCATTTTCCAAATTTAGGTTCTTTCATTTAACACCTTTGCAGTTTCTTGCAGTAGTTCTTCTGCAGTGATGATCTTGTCACAAGCGCTTTCGCCCGGGGACACACACTGATGCTCTGCTAATACGTCGCGCACCACCCACGCCAACCAATCTATTTCTTCTTTTGTAAACGAAATTGTCGTGCCGCGTGGAGCGGTCATCAGCTCTCCTCCTGCTGCGGAAATACCAACGGGATCACCGGATTGGAGTTAATTATGTCACCGACGTCAGCGTCTTCTGCATGAACACCACGATACGCATAAAAATTCCACCAGCGATTTGCTCTCACCGGGTCTGGTTGCTGAAACATGCAATACCAGTGGCATACGTCATTACCGTTTTCGTCCTGCACTTTTTGATAGAACAGCGCTGGCGCTTCGTAATAAATATCTGGGTAAAGTTCCTCTACATTTTCCGGCTCCATGACCGGTATATCGCGACCGTCGAGTGGCCCGCCAAAACATGTCATTAGCGCCCAGCCGCGGCAATCTTCAGCTTTTATCATTAGTCTTTATCCCGGTTGTACCAGTCTGGTTCCAGATCAGGGTCATAGTTGTTTTTATTAGAGCCCGGATACCCAACAATTACATTACGCCACAGCGCCTCGCGAACTGTGCCGGCATACGCATAAAACTGCATAACCGGCACCAGATCGCCTTTTGCTGCCGTATAGTGCGTCAACAAAACATAAAAATGCTCAACATTATCAGGGTCACGATATGAGAGCATGCCGCCGCGGCCGTTATTAAGATCACCCGTGCTGCACCAATAACCGTCTTTTGGCCCGCCATAATGTTCACACCAGTTATAGTCGGATTTTTTAAGCATTAGTCCACCTGTCCAAGAGGATCAAAATCGGAGCCGACGACATCGCCTACGATGTTAGAAGCCGCCATGAGCTCAGGTACATCCGTCATCTCGCGTTGCTTTAGCTCGGCAAGAACCTGCTCACGATAGCGCCGCGCCGGATCACAAATGGTGTAGTCGTTCACGCCAAGCAGGCCGTGAAGCATACCCAGCACCTTTTTGTTCTCCTCCAGAATCATGGACGCTTCGACCTCTGACACGGCCTGCTGCTTCGTGATGCCAAGCGCAGTCGAGTAAACAAGCGGCGTGTCAGAATTCTTGGTGCCGTGCTTGTACTCCAAATCGCAAACCTGCTTGATCAGGCCCGGGAGCTTAGGATCCATACCGGGCATTGGTTTACCTTCGCCGGTCTGCAGTTCTACGAGCAACCTAATCGACGCGGTGTGCCAGTCCCAGAAATGAAACTGCTGGTTCTTATAAGTATCATTACCGTTGGCGTCCTTGGCCTCGACAATCTCGTTGTACCAGAGCAGGTTTACAACGATCTTACGACCGGGAGCGCCGAGATTGTTTTTGGTGGCAACGATACGCACCGACTGGCCCTCGTACCGCCCAGTGATGTTCTTGACCGAAGCCTTGGACATGTCTAGGATCAACGTCGGGTAGTAGTCGAGGCTCGCGCCGCCCGGAGCATACTTCTTCGGCGGGCCAAACCCCATGGAGTTAATTTCTTCCTTGAGATGATTGGTCGCCACAAAAGCAATCGGGTAATGCCGCAGAGTGGGCACTAAAGCCGTCCGCATGAAATCCGACAGGTTGCGGGCGAGATACGGATGGCCAGCCGCGGCGTGCCCTTCGTCTGCAACCTTCTCGACGCGCCTATCTACCTCGACAGCCGAGATGGAGTCGACGCCAATGCAGATCGGGATAACCCTGTCTGGCGCGTTAGCCGCGTCGATCTGCTTGTGAATAGCCTGACAGAAGCCCATGTACTTTTTCTGCCACTCTTCCACACTCGCTGCCGTCTCGACGCGTGTCCGGCTGATGTACTGCTGGTTGTGTCCGAACAAGCCAGCCATCATCGTCGGAGAGCCCTTGTTCTCCGTGTCGATCATGATGGCGCCGCCGCCATAAACATGGAACCAGCGCATGATCTCCGTGAGCATCGCAGACTTGCCGGCACTAAACTCGCCGCGGAGCTGGGTAAACCGGCTTAGCGGAAAGATGTTGGCTTGCAACAGATATCGCGCAGCCAGTGTCGGGAGCGGCAGACCGATCAGCGGATCTTGATCTTCCGCCGACGCTTTAAGAACTTCGGTGATGACCGGGTGTTCACCGTTACGGGCAAACACATCTACTTCTTCTGTTTCTTCTTTACGTTTGCGACCCATAAATTTCCTTCGTTGTAAAATGCGCGCTAGAAATAACCGTCTTGAGGCCGGGGCGAAAAGCCCGGGCAGCCCACGACCCCAAGACGGCAAAAGAAACTACTTCGACGACGCGCGTGCACGGGCACGGGCCAGAATGTCAGCCGAATCGCGCTTGGGCGCTGCTACAGCCGGCGGTGCCGGCGGCGCAGGAGGCGCGCTGGAGAAGATATCCGCAACGCTCTCAGCCGCCTCTTCCGAGATTTCGGCTTCGGGCTGCGGGTCCCATGGTGCTACCGGATCAGTCTGCGGCGCAGCGCGCTTTACGGGCGCTGACATGCGAGCTTTGGGAGCCGGCTCTTCCAGATCATCAACCGCCGTGTTCACGCCCTGAAACGTCGACGTACCCTTCGGCAGCGCCCGGAGGTACTGCGGGAAGTCACGCCACGCAAAGTCGAGCGCTTCACGAGGGAACACGGGAGCCAGCATTTCAGCCTGCTCCTCGTACGACGGCAGCCGCAGGTAATCAGCCCACGTGCCGGTCTCAGCAACAATCCGCTCTGCGTACGGCTCCAGCGAAATCTCCTGACCGTTAAACGTGTCATGGAGAATACCGAAGTGCGTGTAGTCACTCCGCGAGTGCGGATAACCCACGATGTACTGCGCATTGGCAGGACCGCGCGCAAACTTCGGGCACTGAAACGTAGCCGGACCCTCTGCGCCGACAGCAATCAAGTTAGCGCTGCCGCTCTTGAACGCTTCGGGCAGAATGGTGAACAACTTCGAGTTGCTGAATGACAGCATATCTCCGCTCAGGAACGCGCCTGTGCTTTCATCACGCACGCTGAGCGCAGAATGCATCGCCTCTGCGGCACTGGTCTTCAGTCCGATGATGCGGGCATTCCGCTTCTGGTCATCCGAGAACGCGCCAAGAGTAATCTTGCCGTGTTCGTCGACGTATACGACGCTAGCCGAGATAAACAACGTTTTCTCAGGTTTCTTGAGCGAACCAACGTGAGAGCTACGCACAAACTCCTTCGACAGCAGTTCCGAAAACAGCCGGCCCAACGTCGGGTGCGGGTTGTCCTTAGAGTTGTCGTAGGCTACCTTGCGCAGTACGTGCAGCGGGCTTTCGTACAGGTTCACTTCCGGGTTGCCGTCGTGAACGATGAAACAGATGCCCGGGTTACCAACCCAGTGGGCGCACGTTACAAGGCGGCTCCAGTCGCCGTAGGCCACTTCTGCGTGACCTTCACGAAAGTTGGCGAACGACTTGTCGGCGCCTTCCTCGTAGATGGGAAGCAGCCGCAAGCAAAGGCCGTTTCCAAGAAGTTCGCCGCCGGCTGCGATCAGAACATTGTTCTGTTTGCCGTAAGCGTAGCGACTCTTACTGTTAGAGCCGCCGGTACCGATGTTATTAGCTTTACGGTACTCGGGATCAATAGCCGCCAAATTCGCCGCGTTATAGCGTGGCATAAAAACCTTTCTATGTAATTGAGGGCCCTGTTGCCCTGTGTTGATGTCTGCCACTATAGCAGACAAAACCCTTCTGTCCATACCTACTCATCACAAAACCAATCGACTCCCAAACCCCTAGATTTCTCGGGTTTTAGGTTCTCCCCCCAATGGAAAAACACGTCTCGGCTCATGCCGAAGTGATACGGCCCGGCACCCGCAATCAAAGTGCCGTCCAACTGCCGCGGCCAAAATTCCACGGCGTCGATCATGCAGTACGGAATAACTTTTTTGTACACGCGTTCAGCGTGCTCAAGCGGCACAAGAAGCACAATTGCGTCATGGATCTGTAGCGCAATTTTGTAGTCAATGTCCGTGTGCTCTTCGCGGTACTTGTAAAAGTTATTAAGCGCAATAGACACCGCGTCAGCAACGCCACCTTGAATCGGGAAGTTCTGTGCCTGTCGTTCTTGTTCGCCGCGAACGGCTCTGTCCTTCGAAGGGACAAAGCGGCGAAACCGACCGTACGGCCCCATCAACCACCCGGGATTCTGAGACCGCAACCGGCACTCGGCCAGAAATGTTTTGGTACCCGGATATGACTTGAAGTAGGCGTCGATCATCGCTTGGCACTGTTCGGCCGTAACTTCGTGACCTTCCTCTTTGCACTGCCGCGCCAAGGCTTCAGAACCACGACCGTACGGAATACCGAAATTCACGTTCTTGGCCGCGACGCGCAAACCCTTTACGCCGGCGTCGGCCATACCTTGCTTTGTCGGCACGACGCCGTCAAGGTGGAACGTTTTCACAGCCTGCTGGCTGTGGATGTCGTAGTGGTCCGGGTGATCCTCGGGAAGAAGATTGCGCCGGACGTGCTCGATCATGTTTTTGTCCTGCGACAGCCACGCGAGGACGGCCAGTTCCGCACCAGTGAGGTCCGTTTCCATGCCAACGTATCCTTCCGGTACACGGAGGATAGATCGGACGGGATGCTGATATTTATCTTTTCCGATGATGCGTTTGTAATCGTCTTCCCGCCGCGAACTAAGGTTTTGAAGCGGCGGACGAGAGGAAGAAGCACGTCCTGTTTCCTTGGTCTGGAACATGTGCGTGCGCACCTTACCGTCCGCGTGCACGCATCCAACCAGACCTTTTTCATACGTGTAATTACCGTTTTCATCGGTTTCAATCTCTCCCTCTTCGTTTTCAGACGGCTTGCGTAATACAGACTGCAGCACTTGACTTGTAAACTTGTAGTCGCGAATCTTGGCTGCCGTCGAATTCAGGTGCCCAAGAATACCAAGACTTTCTTTGTCTGTGCTGGGCGTAGCCGTTTCCGGGTTGACTCCGCGGTAGTGCATTTCATTCCAAAGCACGGGCCGCTTACCAGTTGTCTTCACGGGCCGAAGATCAAGCGTACGCGCGTCATCAGGTACAGCGGGAGCATTTGTATACCTGTCTGCAAAATCTCGCCCAAACAACGCAATCGATAGCTGTGGCTGCGACTTGGGGTTGAAGTTTGGCCAACTCAGTTCTTCGCGAATTTCAGCTAGTAGCCGATCTTGCGTATTCATAAACAACGTCGTCAACTCGTCCGCGCGATTGCGGTCAATTTCAAGTCCTGTCATTTCCATTTCTAGGAACGCCAGCGACGAGTTGTGCGCAGTCCAGTACGGCATCCAGCAATCGTGCCCGGTGTTGGACCGGGCGATCAAACCATCTGTGCCGTTCGTTCCATAGAACCGCATCATGATTCGCCGCGTTACGTCGACGTCGTATGAGGCGTACGGGTGCAGTACGTGCGCCGGGCAATTACCGTAACCGCCGATTTCACTAGCTTTCAATTTGTTATCAGCCCGGTATTTCTTCTTCCATGCGTCCAGCGGTTCCCAGTACGTCGGAGCCGTTGTAAACCGCATAGAACACTCGTCGAGGCCATACCGGGCGCACTCGTTGACTGCGTGGTACATAAGGCTCGTGTCCCAGCCGCCGTGTGTGCGGTCGTCTGGATCGCTTGCCGGCGCATATTCCGGGCGAACGTCAACGCCGAAGTCGTATAGCCACGGCAAGTCAGCCCGGAAGAAATGACCACCCACGCGAACATGACGCTCCGGCGTACTCTTGAGCAAGCGCTGCAGCTGCGCTCGGGCAGCAGCCAGATTCGGCTGGAAGGCTTCCGCGCCGCCTTCGTGCCGCAACACAATTGTCCGCGCCCACTTGTCTTTATTAGATATCTGAACCGTGCGCAGATACGCGTCCTCTTCGGTCGGGTAATCGCCGTGCCACTCGCAGTCGATGGCGATGATGTTTGCATTCGGGTCGGGGTCAGCGATCATGGCGTCCACGATTTCTGTCAGCGCCGCCTCTGTGTAAACATCCGCGTGATCGACGGCTTCTTCGTCTAGGATCTGGTCGTTGATGAGGGCCGTAAAACGCCGAATCTGACCGATAAAATCTTCGGTCACTTCGGGCTTGCGCACCACGAATGACGGGTGCATGACGGCCATAGCCTTGATTTGCCGCGCTGCTCCTTCGGCGTCATACGCAGAAACGTCAAGAATTCGACCAGACAAACCCGTCACGGCGCTGTTGGTCTTCATAACGGCTTTAATCGCCTCGTTGCCCAAGCACAGAATGAATTCAGGCTGCACCATGCGGATTTCCTGTTCCAGCAGAATGGCGCAGTTTTTAATCCACGCTGCTGGAACCGCCGTGATATCGTCAGACGGCGCAGCAAATTTACAAGCGAACGTCACATACCAATTTTCATACGTCTCAGGCTGAATGCCGCAGTCGGCAAAAATTTCAGCGAGCGCAACCATACCCGGGCCGACGGTGGCGCTCAGCTGCTCCATCTCGTAGTAGCCGGGCAGCTTACCGACGACCATGACCTTGGATTTGTGCCACGGGCCATAGATATCAATAGGCTCTCCCGGCTTTCCCCAGCGATGTCCGGGCAGGAACTGTACGCTGATCAAATCTTTAGAGGACTTGTGTGAAATCGGTAGATGAAAATCTGACCGATACAGCGCGTTCCGGTACAGGTTGATAAGGTGCGTGCCGACCGGCACCGTTTTCTTTTTCTTGGCGTCGGCAGCGTCTATCTCGTCGCCCAGCGCGATTGCGTGCGCAATAAAATCTGGCCCGGCTGGCGGCATGCCCGGTTCCGTCAAAGGAATGAACGGGTATGCCGCCGCCGTAAATTCTTCCGTCTTGGGATCGTACAGCGTTTGTGTTAACCGATGAGTTAACGAAATACCCGAAGTCATAAAACCTCACAGTAAAAAAGATAAGTCAGCCGATACATCCACCGCTTCGGCAGCGGCGGACAGAAGGCTGAACAACTCTGGCCGAGAATAGTCTGCCGGATCGCGATCGTCTGGCAAGATCACCGGCACAACGTTCACGTTACGCGCGCAAAGCGCTGTGACAGCCTGATCCAACTCTGTCTGAGCGTCGTGATCGAGCACTACGAATACAGGTTTGTCAGCCCATGTCGTCGCGATCGTGTTGCACTGCCACGCCGACAGAGTTTTGCCGAAAATACACACGCCGGCGGCGCCAATTCGCCACACACTCGGTACGCCCTCGACTACCACGGCTACCGGCTGAGTTGCCGCCAAATCGTAGTTGTAGAGCGCCTGACTCTTGCGCAACCCGTTGTAGTACTTCACCGATATCTTGCTGTCGCCGACATATCGACCCTGCCAGCCAACCAGCTGCCTATTGAAATACACGGGGATATAGATCCGGCCGTGCATGATGCGGTGCTTGTCCAGTCGCGGATTAACGCACACGCCAATCCCGAACAGACTCGCCAGTTCCTGCATGTCAGGAAATCCGCGCCGTGTCAAATACTCGACTGCCGGGTGATATGACGGCAGCTCGTCAATCGGCAGAACGTCTCCCGGCGGTTCTACAGCGACATGCACCGTATCCAGCGGTACCACCCGAATAGGCGTCTTCAACATGAAGCGCTTGCTGGCGCCAAAGACCATGTCTTCCAGCTGCTCAAGCCGCCCAGTTTTTTCTAGGCAGTTCTCGTTGTAGCAGTGGGCCAGATGCGTGTTGATACGCCGGCCATTCTGAAAATCGGCGCCGTACTGGTGATTGACCCACAAGCGGTTTCGCTGATCGCGGCAAAACGGGCAGCACACACAATAGTACTCACCCCAGTTGCTGCCGCGGTACGTAAACCGACCGGGTCGCAGCGGGTCTGCGATTCTTTCGACTTGGGCTGGTGCGCCCTCGTTGGCAATCTTAATCTCACCGAATTTGTGTTCGAGCAGCCCGTACAGTACTGGATTCAGGGGATTTGAACTTGGCGTTTTTGCAGCCGCCATCTTCATACTGACTCCTCTCAGTTCATCATGTCTTCTACATAAGTGTCTGCCGGCATGATACGCCGGCCGCCCGCGCGGGGACGGTTAGTAATATTTGCGACCTCTTCGGGGCTGACGGGCCCGATGTCGCCGCGCTGAATGATTCTCTTTGCTGCTTCGGACGCGGTGTACTCGTCGTTCACCAGCCTGATCTCGGCAGTCTTGTCGTCAATCTTGATGAGGCCCTTCAGGTTGTCAGCCCGCAGGTACCGCAACTTTGACCAATAGATCGTTGAAACGTGGCATGCCTCGTCGCGTTTGTTTACGCAAAGGCAGGCGTGAAGATTTTCCGCAAAAGACTTTGAACCAGACGCGTCGGCGTGCGACACATACCGGTACGTCGGGATGTTTTTGACCTCGCCCTGCGCAAGCTGATGCGCCAGCATGATAACAGCGCCACTCGGCACCGCAATCCGCGCGCGCAACTGATCCACCGCGTTCTTGATCGGCCGGGCCAGCGACTCTACATAGCGCGTCCGCGGGTTGGCGTTCATTTCACGCTCCACCATAACGCCACAGTAGTCGATGGCCACGAAACCGATTTCCATGCCCAGTTCTTCTGCCAACTGTTCCAGTGCAACCACGATTTCAGCCACGCCACCAGAACCGCGGTTACCCGTCTTCTCGTTTTGCGAGAAATCGAGGTACATAAAGTTGGTATTGAACCACGGTTGCACCGCTATCCAACGCTCGCGTTCGCCGAACACAACTTCGCCGTTGCGGTTCATGGGTAGCTCGCGGTCGTAGTCCTTCAGGTTCTCCGCGGTAGATAACTCAGCCCAGAAGTCTCGGCCGGTCGCAAACAGAGAACGATCAATCTGGGCTGCGGCCGACCAAAACGTCGGATTCATCTTTTCCGCCGGATCTTCGTAGCCGATGAATACAGATAACTTATTTGGCGACAGTGCGGCGTACTGCTGCGCCATTCGCACGGCTGTTACAGCCAGCAGCGTCGTTTTACCGCCGCCGTACGGGCCAAGCACGCCAATGATGTCACCGGCGCGAAAACCCTGCAGATACTCGTCAATGAACGGCAGCGTCGTCGGAATAGCCTGCGGCGGAAGAGCGATCGGCTCGCCGATGTTAGGCATCCGAGCAGCGTTTTCAAACCGCTTGCCAAGCGCCTCAACAGACTGCGCCTTCTTCGTCCACTGCGCCAGCTGCGCCTCCAGATCGGCCGGAGCGCCGCCGAGCGTATTCAGCACGGCCTGCGCTTCGCCCTTGATCATACGCTCGCGGATGAACCGCCGGACAATATCGTCAATGTATCCCTTTTCTGCCCGCGCCTCCTGCTCAGGAAGCGCAGGAGTCGTGAACGACGCGGTAGTGAAGTTGATTAGTTCTTCAACCTCTTCGTTATGAAGCGCGATAGCCGTAGCTCCAGACGCAGCGCTGTCACGCCACGACAGCAACCGCGTAGTAATCATCTCTGCTGTGATCGCGCCAAACTGCTCGTGCAATTCTTTCATTGCCGCGAACAGGTAATAAAACGGCAGCTCTTCGCGCGACTGACCAAAATGATGGTGAGCGAGACCGACGCGCAAAGAATCACGCAGCAACCCCGGATACCGCAAAAGACCCGAGACCATTGCCGAAATTTCGGATACGGTTACGGAGTCGGTCGTTTTCGGCTGCTCGTCCATGAAATCGTTACGCATCGTAATTCCTCCAATGCTGCCGTATCTCCACGATCGCGGCTTTAATGTCGTTTTCTATCCACCATTTGTATTCTGGGTGTTTCGTCATCACCATGTCGTAGGCAACCTGCTGGGCGTCATAGTCCAGCGCGGCACGCCACAGGTAATGCTCGACAGCCGTTGTATGTTGCCCGAGAGCGGCAAAAGCATTTCGAAAGAACGGTGTTGCCGTGACGTAACTTTCGTCACAGAGCACGTACAGTTCTTGTTTCCGTTTCGGCATTTTGTATATGGCTGTGGTTGCCATACGCAGCTTTAACGTCTCTGCCGCCACGTGAAATCGGTCCATGAGTATCCGCGGAATGTGCTGCATGTAATCGCGGTATATCTCGGGCGAACTGGCGCTGTATAACATCGACGGCCGCATTTCTGTGACACGCTGATTGTTTTTGGCGATACGTTCGGCGGCTACGGCAGAGAAATGCGCATAGACCCAGCCACCCGGATCAGCGCCGGCATTTTCAGCCGCCCGCATGATCTTGCCCCACACTGGCGTATGTTTTACGCCGAAGCTGTCCTTACCGCCGTCCCACGCCGGTCGGCGTTTACGGTGGGCATTCGCGTCCCAGTCGACGACGCATTCATTTAGATAGATGTACTGGTACCGGATATACGCAAGCTGTTGCTCTGCCGTAAGTGCTTTGTACCAGTCAGCCGACAAGATATCTGAATCAATCTCCGCTGTCGGCGTCGCGGTTTCTCCAAGAGCGCTGTGCGTCATGCCAATTCTGCTCCCATCCGAGGAGTTTGTAGCTGTTTCGTCGACCAAGACTCTTCCGGTAGAAGGTCGGGTCGAACGTGTCCATGCAATCGAGTACTTCGCCAAATTCTTTCTTTACGCCATCCGGGGACGTGTAAATTCGACTCACACGACCCGGGCCCTGCACGTCAACAATATCGCTGTCGCGGTCATCGGCGCGGACTAGAACGCTTAGTTGTTCAAAGTCAACGCCGGTGGCCCACACGTCCGTGGCGATTACGCGCTTGAGTTGTCCAGACTCGAAATTGGACCGCATGTCGTACTTCTCGAAGTCTGTGAGCGGTTTATAGTCCTTGGGCAGCAGGCCCTTTTTCCTATAAGCCGAACAGTCATACGGCGACATGTTTCCATACACGAGACTGAATTCAGGCAATTGCGCGCCGAGATGAACAGCATGTTCAATCGTTTCAACGAGGATCAAAATCTGATGCGATTCTGGATATCCCCGCACGGCTTCGGCGATGATACGGTTCCGCTCATGGTTTGTCCAGATGCCGTACCGCTTTCTCGCCACGCGATTGCTGTAGCGTTCAGCAGGATTCGAACGTAAGCGCATTGGCAGCCAGTTGACGCGAACGGGCACAACCAGCCCAAGCTCCACAGCCTGCTGATACGTCAGCTCGAAAACCATTGGACCGAACAGTGGCTCAAGCACAGCATGAGCGTTATCCATCCGCGCATATGGCGTCGCGCTAAGACCGAAGTTGCGGCTGGTCCGATAGCGGGCTGCAAGAGCAGTTGAGAAATTAATCGTGGCTAGCTGATGCACTTCGTCAGCGAACAAGAAATCTGCGTCGCCATCTGAGTGCGCCAAACTTCCGGCGGTAATAACCGTGACGCGTTCCCATTGTTTCCAGCCATCGCCTACACGGCCGACTTTGGGTAGCAGCCGCTTCAAGCTGCGCACGATACGGTCAGCCACATCTACGGACTTCGTGACTACGTGAATCTTGGCCTTCGGAAACAGCAGCGCCACCGCGCCAATAAGCGTGGTTTTGCCAAAGCCCGTAACAGCCTTGATGATGCCGCACGGTACACGCGAGATCGTCCGCAAACATTCGTCTTGCCGAGCACGAAACGTGATACGGCCCTCTAGGTTCTCCCAAACAGGCGTATAGCAATCATCGCGTTTGCGAGGGCTCGACCGATCTACAAGGAGCGTCTGGCAACCCAGCTTTTTAAGCCTGTTAACCATTCGCGCCAGATAGCCGCTGAGAACGACAACGTGGCCGTTCTCGACGCGGAATAGCTTGTACTCCTTGGTCTGGAAAAACATGCGCTGCCCGGTGATTGGGTCGCGGCGTGCTTGTCCGTGAACCTGCTCGACGTGGGAGTACCGCAGGTCGTGAGTCAGGCGTTTAATCAGTTCTTCATTCAAGGGGCCGCTGTCGGCACCGGTCAACGTCAGCACATTGCCAACGCGTGTAATCGTCACGGGTTGTGCAATCATGCTAGTTGTCGTTTCCCGGTCCGGCGACTGGTTCGACGGAAATGACTTCAAATGTCCCATACTTTTCCTGCGAGTTATTAAACGGAGAAAACCCGCGGTATTTACCAACGAGCGTTAATAGATGCACAAAATCCGCAAGAGGAATTTCATCTGGGAGTACGGCAGTCAGAACAATCGTATCTCCCGGCCGAAAAGCTTCGTGCAGCGCGTAGTGACTGCGCGCCTGATCAACTTGCTGCGTAATGATGGTGCGCCGCCAATCATTTCGAGGCTCGCCCATGACGATCGGACACCAGTCGATCTTTTTCACTTCCGTATGATGCCGGTTGGCAATCTTGGCCGCATAGCGCATACACGAAAGCCACGCCGACGGAAGAAACATGACGCGCTGACTCGGGTCTCGGTCAAAGCAGAAAATGATTTGACCGTGGCGGCGTTTTTTTGCCGCGCCAAGACAGACGCGATTAAATCGAAGCGTGACTGTTATTTCTTGCATGGCGTTAGTGCTTCTTGCTCATGTGGTCCGCATATGCAGTGAGTTCAGCCGGAGTTTTAAAAAATAGGTTTGGCGCAAACAAACCATCTTTTGTTCCTTTACGGTTTTCTAAACCGGCCAACCAGTTGTAGCGTAAATACCGCACAAAAGCCTGCGACGCGCGCAGATCACCCTTTGGTCCGCCGCCAGCAGCTTTGCAAATTCGGTACAGGAAGTTTGCCGGTTCTGTCAGATCAACCTCTTCTACAGGCTGCGTTTTCCACGCGCGCAAAACCGTAGCGCAGCGCACCTCGCGGCTGCGTGTCAGAATTTTGGGCAAGGATACCCTATTCTGCACCTGCGGCGTAAGCCCCAGATACAGCTCTAGCTTTGCTGCCCTGTCCGGCGAACGCCGGTCGACATACCAGCGCGGATCGACAATCGTCGTCAGCAGCTGCGCAGCCACTTCAGCGTCCAGCGTCGGTATAAATATCAAAGCCTTGTGGGCTGGATGCATCCTGAAGTACGCCTGCGCCGCATCGTCAAAAACGAAGTTCGTACGAAGCAGACGACCGAGCATGGCATAGGTGGGATAGTCGTGCGTGGACAGGGCGTGCCACCCGCCTGCGGCGGCCGAAATGTCCACGCTGCGCATACGCTGCAGTACGATTTGCGGATCATTTACTTCGTCTGAAGTGTGCAGCACGTTTGGCCCTGCGACTTCGACAAGCCGAATTTCGTTCTTGTATCGCCGCAGGTACAGCGCCGCGATCAGCTCTGCGTTTTGCGGCAAGCCCAGTATGCGAACCTGCACACCCATACCGTTCAGCGTGGACGACAATAAAAACGAGTCCAGCATCTGCGTGGAATTCACCGGCGGCCCCAAGCCGGATGAATACCATACACGGCCGTCTTTGTCGGTGTGTAATTTAATTACACTCTCGTCAAGCACGCTGTACATGTCGTAACTCCGGGGCCTCTAATTCAATTGCAGATTCAAACAGATGCGACAGATTTGTCGCGTGGGTCACAAGCAGACACTGCAGCCCCTTGGCCGTCGACAGCTCGCGCAACTTTTCTAGTACAGGCGCCAATGCCTGAATACGCGGCTGATCCAACGACGCAGTCGGCTCGTCCAGCGCAAGCAGACCAATTTCTTCGGCAAACATTGCGTTGACGGCGACTCGAAACGCAAGAGCCAAGACCGTCTTTTGCCCGACAGATAGACGCTGAGCGACTTGTTTTCGCCCGTCGAAGAATTCGGCGATAAATGTCGGCGTGCCATCTGTGGCAACCTTTACAACAAAGTTCACTCGAAAAATCTGCAGCAGTTCGTTTACTGCCGATTCAAGCCGCTGTAGATTTCTCTGCGCTACGACGCGTGGCGCGTTTTTCAATGCCTCCCGGGCTACTTCGGCAACGGACGTCCAACGCCGGAGCTTTGCAGCCAACTGTTCTTGGTCTTTAACACTATTGTACTGTTCTTCCACCCGACGCTTCTCAAACAAAAGCTGGGTTTTCTGTTCGACTAGATCAGCCCGATGTTTTAGCTGTTCTTGCAGCTTGTTTAATCGCAACTGGGCAAGATGCGCGTCAGACTGGGTAACCAAGATATCGGCTATCTCAGACTCCAGCTGTTTCTTTCGTTCCTGCATCGTGGAAATCGCGCCGGCAAATTTGGCCTTATCCTCGCGAGATTTCTGAGCTAACGGCTCAATTTCCTTTTTTACAAGTTGAAACTCTTCGTAGTCCACAACCGCCTGCCGCAACTCGTCTTCGCTAGATTCGGGTGGCTTAACCGCCAGCAGCTCATTTTCAGACGAGATAAGCTGCTGCTCTTTGGCGTTGATCTCTTTTTCGCGAATCTGCCAATGCTGCCATGTCTTCTCAACGCCGGTCTGTTTGTTCGCAGCTTCATTTAGTTCCAGCAACGACTCGCGAAGCTGCGGGAGTTCGGCCTGACGCTGCGCCACCTGCTTGGCCAGAGCCGAAGACGGCGTATGGCACGTTGGGCACTCGGCAATTCCTGCCGCTGAGAACATTGCTATAAAGTTCTCAACTTCTTTAATCTGCCGTCGTTTAGCGTCTTCGTCTCGCCTGATCTCCTCTGCTTTCAACAACCCGGGTTCTACTGGCTTTACATTTCGCGCACGTTCATCCGCAATCTCGTCTCGTGTGGCCTGCATTTTTGCTTTGGCCTTTTCCACGCTCTTGTAACTTGCCCAGTGCCCCAACGCTACCCGTGCAGCCGCATGAGCTGATTCATATCCGTTTGCCGCATCTGTTAGCGCCAACAGGTCAGCCTCATACTGCGCCGTCGCGTCTGTAATAGCGTCCAGCTGTTTCTGCTGCTGCGTCAGCTGGTGTTCGAGTTTTGACAGCTCACCCGCCGCACGCTCGCGAGACTCCCACTGCTGAATCACACCCTGATCGGCGCGCATCAATGTCAGCAGGTCATCTGGATTCGGCAGTTTTGATATCTTTTCCGCCAGTTCACCAGCGCTGCGATCAAGATCGTCGCGCTGTTCCGCCAGCTGATCGGGCGTCTGCACGATCTCTGGAATAGTCAGCTTGGACAGACCCTTGCCGATTGCGTCCTGACACTTGTCTGCCTTGGCTGTGTTAAACAGGCGCTGGAAGAACTTGTCAGTGTCCGTCTGGTTGTCGTCGATGAACGAGAAGATCTCGGTCTGCGACACAATGATGAACCGACTAATAAACTTGGCGTCGACACCCAGCAGTTTTTCAATGCCGGCAGTCACCGACTTATCGCCGCGGCCTACTTCCTTGCCGTCCACTGTCAGGGTGGACTGTTCTTTCTCTGGAAGTAGGTGGCGCGTCACGACGGCAATATGGCCGTTGTGCTCAAACTCCAAACAGGCGTACGAGGGTTCGCCTTCTTTTGCGTACTGCGAAACGTTATCGGCTTTTACGCCGAAGTTCGGGTTCTCGCCTGTGAGCAGCCAGCGGATTGCTCCAAATAGACTGCTCTTCCCCGAGCCGTTTTCGCCGAGGATCGCCACCAGCCCGCGAGTGAATTCACATACTCGATAGCGATGGTGTACCCAGTTCTTCACTTCCAGTCTCAAGAGCTGCATCTTCTTGTTCTCCCGTCATAAACTTAGAAAACTGTACATCAAGCTCTTTTCCAGCATCGTCCGCGTTCAACA